ACGGTCAATTTTTCAACATACAAATTGATGCAGATGGTAAAAAGTTTATTTCAAATGAAGAAGTAAATGGATGTACATTACAACAAGCACAATTAATTGGTTGTGATGCATGGTTATTAACTTTACCAGAAATTGATTACAATCCAGTAGTAACTGAAATGCCTATATAATGAAGATATACGTTAAAGGAAACTTCTTTAAATACATTGATTCAAATAATATTATTTGGATGGATAATGTAGAAAATGTTATAGTTTACAAAGATACTTCTGATGTAGAAGATACTAACTACAATATATTATTTAAGAGTTCAAATAATAGATTTACAGATATTCCTTTTTCAAGTATTACAGATGAAAATGGAGATTCTTATGTTACCGAATCTATTTTTGAAGAATATATATGCCAAAATACTGGTCTTAGATTTCAGCAACCTTTAATCACGCTAGATGACTTAAACGACGTTGTTGTTTCAGCACCTTCTAACGGACAAGTAATAGAATATAATTCCACTAGTGGTAAATGGGAGAATGTATCTCCAAGTGCTATAGGTGGAGACATGATGCAATCAGTGTATGATACTGATAGTGATGGTGTAGTAGATAGTTCAGAGAAACTAGAATTTATCGGTAAAAACTCAACTGGAGTAACTATCGGTAAAACTAAAGTAGTTTATATTAGTGGTGCAACTGGACAAAAACCTAATATTACTTTAGCAGATGCAAGTTTAGAAATTTCGTCAAGTAAAACTATTGGTATAACTAGAAATTCAATTGCTCACAATACAGATGGATATGTTATAACACATGGAACAATACATGATGTTAATACTTCGGCTTTTGCAGATGGTGATGCTTTATGGCTATCCGAAACAGCAGGAGAAATTGTAAATGTTGTACCTAACGAACCTGCACACGCTGTATTCATTGGATATGTTGCTTATGCTCATCCAACAGCGGGTAAAATCATTCTTCATATTCAAAATGGGTATGAATTAAATGAACTACATGGTGTTAAAATTACAAGCGAAACTGATAAAGACATAGTTTATTATAATAACTCAACTGGATTATGGGAAAATGCTACTATTAGTGAAATATTGGGATATACTCCAACGGCAGGAAGTAGCGAATTTGTTTTTGTTTATTCTAAATCAAACTTACCAACTCCTTCTAGTGGTGTTATAACACTTGCTAACAATGTAACGTATTACATTACTGCCACAATTGATTTAACTGGAGATAGATTAGTAGGTGGTGTAAATACAACAATATTAGGTGGTAGTTCAGAGAATTGCATATTAAAATCTACTGGTTTAAGTAGTGCTACAGCATTAATTACTTCTTCTTACTCTCTACCTATCAGAAACATTACGATAACACATGGTACAGCCTTAAATTTAACTGGTGATGGAAGCACAACGGCTTTAGATTGGTTCGGTGTAAACTTCACTAATTGTGCTACAGTTGGACTTATTTCTAATTATACCAACTTTATCATGAATGATAGTGCTTTTTTGAATTCACAAGGACTTACATTTGGCGGTACAATTGGAACTATTGGTATGACTAACTGTTTATTTGATTGCACTAGTGGTGGTACTGTATTTATTTTACCAAGTACACTAACTGTAAGTAGAAGATTTAGAATTATTTATTCCTCATTTGTTGTGTTATCAGGTGAAACTGGATTAAATGCTTCTGACCTTGCAACTATCGGTGATGAAAAATACATTTTAGATACAGTTAACTTCTCAGGCGGTGGCACTTATTTAACTGGTTTAAACGCTACTTATAATAAGTCTTTATTTGCTAACTGCGTAGGCGTTACAAATACTTCTACACGTGGTTTTATGTACATGATTGATAATACTACTGGTACTGGAACAAATAATACAGCACTTTGGTTTAAAGCATTAGGAACAACTACTGCAATGGGTACAAACTCAAAGTTTACTATGCCTACATCAAACAGACTTACTTATACTGGTGCTTTCAGTCAATCATTTATGGTAACTGTCAATTGTAACGTAAGAACATCTGTATCAACTCAAAATATAAATATCGGAATTGCTAAGAATGGAACTATTATTTCAGAAAGTTCAATAACTATATTATGTGCAGCTGGTTCCACTCCTTCCTTTGGTGCTACTCAAATAGTTGTTGAATTAACTACAAATGATTATGTAGAACTTTTTGTACAAAACTCATCTAGTGCAAATAACGTGATAGTTTCAGATATGAATTTTAATTGTGTAAAAATACCAGTGTAATGAATGAAATTAAAAATATACTCGAACAACTAAGAAAAACAAAAACTTTAGTGATTATAATTTTGCTAATTGCATTTATATTATTTTATTATAAATCTTTAATTACAGAAGTTGTTGAAACAAATATAGATACAGCGGATGAAGTAAAGAAAGACATTAACAATAATGTTTTGATTCAACAGCTACTTAATGACCTTATGTTAAGGTATAAAGCAGATAGGTCGTACGTCTTCAGATTTCATAATGGAATTACTTTTTACGATGGAAAGCATAAGAACCATCAATCGCTAACTCACGAAGTTTGTAGTAGAGGTATATCTAGTGAAGCTATGGAATTACAAAATTTACCTACTAGTTTATTCCCAGTATTCTTACAAGAAGTAATGCTTGGTAAAATGATTTATTCAGACATTGAAGAAATAAAAGAAAATGCTACAAAAATATCTTTTAGAGAACAAGGAATTAAATCTGTTATGATAGCACCAGTATTTAAAGATGGTAAATTTGTAAGTTATATAGGGCTAGATTATGTTAAAGAAAGAAGTCCTTTAGATTTCAATTACCATGAATTTAAGCAACACACTAACGAGATAGGTAGATTATTAACAAATTAAGTTAGTATCTTAGTAAAAATTTAATTATATGCCAACTCCATTATATAACAGAACAAAGCAATGCTTTAAAGTATCTCCAGATATTCTTCGTAAAAAGAAAATACAAGAAGTTTATGCTGATGCACCAAAAGAATGTTGTTCATCAAGACTTGTTTTAGCTTCCGTTACAGATGCTACTACTACATGGAAAAACGATTATACTTCCGCATGGTATGTATTAGAAAATGCAACTGACACAATTGAATTTAAGCTATATAAAGAAGTTAATGGAGTTGACACTCTTACTGCTTATCAGCCTACACAATATACGTTTAAAACAAGCACTACTGGATTAGAACAATACGCTACAATCAATTGGAGAACAGTATTATCTACAAGTGGTGAAGGTTGTTATCATTTTAAACTTTTAATTACGGAAAACAGCACTCCGAGAGTTGATGAATGGGGTGAATATACTTTACTTGCTTATTCAGAAGATAATGCAAAAGGTACAATTCGATTAAGTGCTATATTTAATCAATATCATGCTATTGAAGGAATTGATTTTACTGGTTCAAAAGTTAAAGATACAATGCGTTTAAATGGGTTCTTTGGTAAACGTGAACCTAATATGATTATTGATAATTTAGTATATCAAGACAGAAAATCTTACAATGTACAACGAGAAATAATTAATAATTACACATTATTTACAGACCCAATTAAACAAGATTTAGCAGATGATATTATTGATTTGTACTTACTTTCAGAATTTGAATTATACGTTTCCGACCACAATCCATTTAACTTCTCAACTGAATTTAAAGACACTCCAGTTATTGTTGAGGAATCACCAACGGTAGAATACATAGATTTTACTAACTTTATAAAAATAACTGCTAAGTTACAAGATAAGAAAAAAGATAAATTAACTAAATACAATGGCTAGAAGAAGGTTTTGTGAAGGAATGGTAGTAGAAGGTAAGAAAGTTAAAGAAGTCTTTAGAGATGGAACTGGATATATGCTTACTTTTGAAGATGGTACATGGAAAATATATAAATAATAAATTATGAAAATTTTAGACAGACTTAAAGCACCAAGACCAAAATTTTGGGTGAAAACAGGAAAAGTAGGTGTTGCACTTACAATTTTAGGAGGTGTACTAGTTACTCCACTGCCAATGGTAGGCGGTACTCTTTTAACGATTGGTGCTACAATTAAAAGTATTTCTCACTTAGCAATAGAAGATAATGGACAAATTAACAATTGATAGGATAGCACAAGCTCACCCTAAAATTCGTGAAGAATTAAAATTAAATTACATAGAGTGTAATAACTTACTTCCTAAAGGTGTTAGATTACGTTTTGCTTACGTTTACAGGAGTATTGCAGAACAAAACGTACTATACAACCAAAGACCTAAAGTAACGAACGCTAAAGGAGGACAATCAATTCATAATTATTCTTTAGCTTTTGATTACGTTATCATGTTAGACAAAGATAATAACGGAACTTTTGAAACTATAGAATGGAATTTAAAATCACCATATCACAAAGTGGTAGTAGACTATTTTAAAATTAAAGGTTATGAATGGGGTGGAGATTGGAAAAATTTTAAGGATTATCCACATTTCCAAAAGGCATTTGGTCATACGTGGCAAAGTTTGAAGCGTAAACTAGATACAGGAGATGTCATTAAAGATGCAAACGGATTAACTTATCCAAAAATATAACTATATTTGTTGCTCGTTCTTTTCTAAACTTTTGCCAGAGTTTAAACGCAAGGATTAATTTCTTTGCGTTTTTTTGTGCAAAAAAGATTTTTATTAGAAAAGAATAGTTATATTTGCAGAAACTAAAACATTTGGCAATGGAAAAAGAAAAATTAATGAGTTATGTATTAGGATATAAGCCTGACTACATAGATGAAAGTGAAGTTGTATTTACTTTCTTAAATCAATCAGAATTACAAATTAATTGGAGAGGTATTTCTCGTAAGTTTTGCGTGTATGGTACTGAATGGTGTCCTATTGAACAGGAGGATGATGAATGGTTTGACGATGGATATTGTTTTGAAACGGAAGATTTGATGGAGTTTGAAAACTTTGCAGAAGAAAATACGTGTGTTCATTGCAACGGAAAAGGAACTCAAGAAAGATTATACTGTAATAAATCTACTTCTGAATGTTGTGGTTCATGCTACGAAACGGAAGAATGTGAATGTGAACTATTTTATCCTTTATAGCATGAAAAGACCTAATCTAATAGACCGAATAATGTTTTTCGATAGATTCGACACAGATAAGTACAATGAGTTCTTAGAAGCAAGGAAAGTTAAAAAACCTGTCGAAATGGAAGAAGATGAATTTAATTATAATTATGGATGCTTACGATTGATTCAGTTATTTCTATATTTCATTTTATTGTTGTTAGTAATGTTTGTAATTTATAAATTTATTTAAGATGATTTTAGGACACGAAATATGGAAAGATATCCCTAACTACGAGGGTATTTATCAGGTCAGTAATTTAGGTAAGGTTAAAAGTCTTTCGAGAGAAATATGTAACGATAGATGGTGTTTTATAAGTAAAGAAAAAATTTTAAAAGATTCAGCAAACTCACGTGGATATCATCAAGTTGTTTTGTATAAAAACTTTAAAAAGAAAAGTATTAAAGTTCACGTGTTAGTTGCAATTTGTTTTTTAAATCACGTTCCAGATGGAACTCAAAAATTAATTGTAGACCATATTAATAATATCAAAACAGATAATACGCATTATAATTTACAGATAATTACCCAAAGACTAAATTCTTCTAAAGATAAAAAAAATAAAACATCTAAATATACTGGTGTAGTTCTTCATAAACAAACAAATAAGTGGGTTTCAGTAATAAGAATAGATGGAAAAAGTACACATCTAGGTTTATTTGCTAATGAAATAGACGCTAAATTAGCTTATGAAAATAAACTATTAGAAATAGAATGTAATATATCAACTCAATCTTAGAAGCGTGCTACGGAATGCAAAGAATTTTAAAAGAAACAAGTAACAAATAAAAAAAGAATAATTATGAAGAAAACATTTTTTACAATCGCAACACTTTTGGTAGCTAATTTATCAATCGCACAATGGAAAAATAAATCAGTAGATAATGGTTTTGATAACCCATACAGAATATGTTATACTCACGCTGATAATGGTGCTGTATTAAAGTTAGAAAAAACAAGTGGAGGAATAGCTTTTTACCTTCAAGGAGGTTATTTTTGCGATGAAGTGCCTTATGTTGAACTATCATTTTTAGTTAATAATAAATGGGTTAAATATTCACTTGCTGGTTTTATAAATGATGAACGTGATTCTATATTTTTAACTGACTACTTACAAGATTCAGAGTTCTTTATGAGTTTTTTAAATTGTAATTCAGTTAGACTTAGAGTAAATGATGACTACCCTTGTGTTACAGAAATCTATGAATTTAATATGTCTGGTAGCACTTCTGCATTTAATTTTATAAAATAGTTTGTAATTAAAATATAAGTACTATATTTGTAAATAACTAAAAATCAATAACATGAGTAAAGAAATAACAAGCATTGATAAACACATATACGACCAAATATGTGAAGAACACGGAGAGAATATAAGTATTATTGAACATTATAATCTTAATGGATTTGAAATACTGATGATAGTAAAAGAATGGTATTCTAATGGGTACTTTACACAAATACTTCAAGATGATTCTGGAAATGATTTAGAAGAAATTTTAAATGATAGTATTGAATTAATGGAATAATTTACTATATTTGTACTCGTACTGCTCTCACACTATAAGTACTAAGATATTTTAAAGTCCTAACAATAAGTAGCGAGGTGAGAGCCGTGAAAGTTGTTAGGACTTTTTTGTTTAATTAAAATTTTGTTTGTTTTTATAAAACATTCATTAATTATGTCAGTAAGAGTTAGATTTTACGATTCAGATGAATCCAAAGAAATTACATTTTTAGAATGTAAAAAGATTGAATCTTTAAATTTAATAGGTATTAAAATTGAAGATTTTGAATATTCAATTCCTATACTATTAGATAAACCAACCTCTATTAGATTAGTAAGAGAATTAAGAAAATTAATATCAGAATTAGATTAGTTATGGCTGATAGTAAAAAAGGGTTTGTATTATATGCAGACCAGAGAAGTATTGTAGACATGCTTCCAAACGAAAAAGCTGGAGAATTACTTAAACATATCTTTGCTTATGTAAATGATGAAAATCCAATTTCATCAGACCCACTTGTAAATTTAGCATTTGAACCTATAAAATTACAACTTAAAAGGGATTTAAAAAGATGGGAAGATACTCGTTCTCAACGAAGTAAGGCTGGACAGATTAGTGCTGAAAAAAGAAAGCAACAAAATCAACAAATGTTAACACATGTTGAAAGTGTTGAACAAACGTCAACAAAATCAACAGTAATAGATAATGTTAATGTAAAAGTAAATGTAATAGATAATATATATACTCCTACGTCGTTCGATTTTAAAAAATCTCTTTTGTCTTTAGGTTTTGATTCTAAATTAGTTTCTGAATGGATAAAAGTTCGTAAAGCTAAAAAACTTACAAATACAGAAACTGCACTAGATAAATTCATAAAGCAAGTTGAACTTACTGGATTAGATAAAAACTTAGTCTTAGAAAAATGTGTAGAAAAAAGTTGGGGTGGTTTTGAAAGTTCATGGATAACAAATGTGACAGTACAGCAAAACAATAATCAAGTTAAAGTTTTAGGTACAACAGCAGATGGTGAAGTCGTAACTGACATGTATGTTTATACTGCTTACAAACAAATGGGGAAATTATGATTTTAAAAGATGGACATAGCACAAGTTACCTATTCGATTATAGAGATGGTAAAATACAGCAAGGACTTGGATTAGGTATTTACTTAGATGACTATTTAAGATTTAAAAGAGGTCAATTAAATTTTATACTTGGACATGATAACGTAGGTAAATCTTACTGGATGTTATGGTATTTTCTTGCTTTAGCAACTAATCACAATCTTACATTCACTTTGTTTATGGATGAAAATTCAGCACAAAAAGCAATGAGAGATTTAATCCGTATGTATTTTGGTAGAAAAATAACTGAACTTACGGATAGTGAATTGCAAGTAGGAATAATGAAAATTGAACATCACTTTAAATTTGTAGACAACTTGAAACGATATACTCCAGAGGAATTGTTAGAGGTATTTAAAACAAGTAAAACGGACGCTTACTTAATTGACCCTTTCAACGGATTAAAAACAGCTTTATCTTATTCTAGTAATTACGATGTATTGAATGATTTAAAAATGTTTTGTAAGACTACAAATTCAACTATCTACATAAATGCTCATCCAAGTACAGCAAGTGGTCGTAGACAAGCTATATATCCACAAGGACACGCTTGGCAAGGACATATCACTCCTCCATTTAAAGATGATATTGAAGGCGGTAAAGCATTCTCTAATAAAGCAGATGATTTTATTGTAATCCACAGATTGATTGGTAGTGAAACAATGAAGTTTGAAACACTTGTAGAAATTAAAAAAGTAAAAGATACTGATGATGGTGGCGGTCAAACATTACTTGAACAGCCTATAATGTTTAATTATAATTCCGCAAACGGATTTAAATGCGGTGGTATAGATTGTATTAAACATCCTAAAACAAGTTATCAAGCACCAATAGAACTTCCAATTCCAAAACATCCACCAGTAGCAAGTTTCTATGAAGCTGGAGTTAGAGAGAATGAACCAGAAAGAATTATTAACGACCCAGACAGAGGGATTGAATTTCCATTTTAAATTATGAATGAATTAGATTTAATACTTGCTAGAGTGAATATAAACACTACTATTGCAAAACTTAGAAACAGTACAGAAGAAATAAAGGAAAAGAACCCTCAAAGAGTCGATTTAACGAACTCAATGGAAGATTCCATAGGACAACTCGTTTTTTCAGTTTCGATGTACGACGTGTTAGAAAAAGAGTATAGAACGGCACGATTACTTTCTAACAACTATTGCAATCACATTATGCAGTTGGAAGAACGAATTAGGTTATTAGAAAAACAAAATAAATTATTATTAGAAGGATTATGAAAGCAAATGAATTAAGAATAGGTAATTATGTTGATTTAAAACATGATGAATATGAATACGAAAGTTTTAAATTTGATTTTGATATGGGTTGGAATATGGAGTTTATTCATCCTATCCTACTCACAGAAGAATGGTTATTGAAATTTGGGTTTGATTTAATAAATAATGAATATCACCAAAGTAGAAACCATGAATTAAAATTGTATTGGACAGTAAATAAAAATAAAATGATACCAGAATTTAATGAAAAAAGATTTGTAACTGGATATGATTTTAAATATGTTCACCAATTACAAAACCTATACTTCATTTTAACGGGAGAAGAATTAACGATTAAAAATAAATAATTATGTGGAAAATAAAACAGAACGAAACATTGGTAGAATTTACAGAAGAAATGATACCAGAAAAAGCAGTTGGGTTTGTTTACCTTATGACAGCAGTAGTAGATGGTAAATTCGTTAAATACATTGGTAAGAAGAACTTTTACGCTGATGTAAAGACTAAACTTGGTAAAAAAGAAATGCCTACTGATAAGCGTTTAAAACAATACAAACGTGTAAGAAAGTTCACTTACAAAAATTACTATAGTTCCAATGAAGTGTTAAAAGAGCATTACAATAACGATGGTAAAATAGAACGTATAATTATTGAGATTGCATACTCTAAAATACAGTTGACGTATCTCGAGGTAAAGCACCAATTTATCAATGAAGTGCTGGAAGACGAAAGTTATTTAAACAACAATATACTTGGAAAGTTCTATAAAACAACAAGTTAAGTGTTAAAGGTAAAATAATTGCATTTTTTTACACAAAAAAGATTGTTTATCCATAAAAGTTGTGTAACTTTGTCAAAACAAAAGGCAAATAGTTATGAACGTAATGTTTAAAAAAGCGATTGAGTTCGCAGAAAATCTTGAAGGTAAAGCTACCCAAGACAAAATTGATGAGTTTCAAAAATTAATCAATTGTGTTATTTCCGAAGTAGAAAACACAGCCAAAGTAAGTTATCCATCTAATCCACATTTAGCAATGAAGTCTGAATATGAATTGATGATTGTTCGGTTATTATTTAAAATGTTATTCGCTAAAGAAAGACAAAATAGAACAGTAGAGTTAGTAATCAATAATTTAAAATCGTAATGGAAAAAAGATGTACAATCTTGCTTACTCCAGAAGTAACTGAAGCTATGGATATTGCATTTGCAATTGGGTTTCAGAAGCAAGAAAAAGAAAAAGTAAAAACAAAACCACAGCAAATTGCATACGCACTAGAGTTGTTGGCAAAGTTGCACAAGCAAAATAAAATAGATAACGTATTATTAATCAATTTAAAATAAGAAAGATGGAAGGTTTAGAATTAGAAATGAATGGTGCTACTCACGTTTTAGCAAAGATTCAAAATGAAGTTAAAGTATTGAAAAACAACTACAATGCTTTTGGTAAATACAAGTTCCGTTCCGTAGAGGACATTCAAGTAGCAGTAAAACCAATTTTATTACAATATGAATCGGTAATCGTACTTTCAGATTCAGTAGTTGAGTTATGTGGTATTCCAGTAATACAAGCAACAGCAAAGTTTATTAGTCCATTTGGAGAGATTCACGTCACAGCACAAGCTGGAGTTGATATTCATAAAAAAGGTATGGATATTCCACAGACTTTTGGTACTGCAAGTTCTTATGCTAGAAAGTATGCTTTAGGTGGTTTGTTATTGCTAGATGATGTAGCAGATTCAGATGCTATCAATCAACATAAAGACGAGCCTAAGAAAGTTAAATTACCATTGTGTACAGATGTTTTGTTTGAAAAAGCAGTTGCACGTTTTGAAGGTGGTGAAAAAGATGTGTTTGATAAGTTACGTAAAGCATATACGCTTACAGCACAGCAAGAAGTTGAAATTAAAGAAATGTCATAATGGATGAGTTGTACATGGAAACAGTAATGCAAGACGATAATTACTGGATAGAAAAAGAGTTTGAAAGTAATAATTAAGAAAGATGGAAAGTAAAAGTTTATACAGCATTACAACAGAATATAGAATGTTGATGCAAGAAATTGAAGAATGTGAAGGAGTATTAACTCCAGAGTTAGAAGAAGGTTTACAAATTAACAAAGAAGAACTTGTTATTAAGTCAGAAAACTACGTTCACGTGATTAAAAGTCAAGAAGTGTATATTGATGCAATTGATGCAGAAATAAAGCGTTTACAAGCCTTAAAAAAGCAAAAAGAAAAAGCAGTTGATGTATTAAAGTCTTACTTATTACAGGCAGTTGAGAATTTTGGTACGTTTACTTCTGGATTCTTTACATTTTCAACACGTAAAAGTAGTTCAGTTGAAGTTGTTTGTGATGTAAATGATTTGCCAAAAGAGTATAAGTCCATAAAAGTTACGGAAGTTGCAGATAAAACAGCAATTAAAAAAGCATTGCAATCTGGAGAGGTTATTACTGGATGTGCGATAATTGATAAAAATAATTTAGCAATTAAGTAATGAAAACTTTAATATTAATTGGCTGGTTAGCAACGTATTATGGTGGAGATTTTCATGGGAATTATACCTACTCTGGTGAGATTTTCGATAAAAACAGAATGACTTGTGCTAGTAATCACTTTGAAATGGGTACAATTCTTAAAGTTACAAATGTTGAAAATCAAAAAAGTGTTATAGTTCGTGTAAATGATAAAGGTTCATTTACTGGTAAAAAGATTGATTTATCAGAAGCTGCTTTTAAAAAAATATCAATATTAGAAAGAGGGGTTTTAAAAATAGTAATCAAAGTTTTAAAAAAGAAATGAATATACAATTTGACGACAAAGGAGTTTATTTTAAATTTAAAGTAAATTCAAGTAAATCACACGATGTATTTCAAAGACAAATAGAGTTAGTTAATAATAAAGTGTTATCAATAAGACAATTTAATTTTTCAAATTCTACTATTGATGTTAGGTATGTTGGTTCAGATTTTTCTGAAAATAAAATGACACTTACATTTAGTTATTTAAAATAAAAAAGAAATGAAATTAGATTTGGCAAAAAGTATTAGAGCAAACGTAATGATGTATAATGTAAAGGTTAATTCAATAAAGACCGTTTATGATTTAAAAGGTAATTACGTTAAAGAAAATAAGAAGCGTGATATAGTAAAGTTTTACTTAGAGTTTGGTAAAGAAGAAACTTGTAATACGTTTAGCTTGACTACACGTTCGTTTTACAAAATAATTGATGGAATAGGCTATGTTTCTACTTATAATGGATTAGAAGGAAAGTATGAACACATGGAGTCAGAAGATGAGTTGTTTGGATTCAAATGTACTTACAATGATTTAAGTGAAAGTGAAAAACAGATATATAATAGGCTGTAACTAATGGCTAATCGCTACATAACGCATATACAAATAATAAAGATGAAAATAACGACAGATAATAACGGGTGGCATAATGTTACCATCAATAGAAAACATAGTGAAAAAGTAACTATGTATATTAGAGAGTTAAACGAAAAAGGAG